GATAAGATACAATATGAAATTGTAGACCATACATACATGAGTCGTGGCAATAGAAAATCATACGTGCACGACTGCAAAAAAAAGAAGGAAGATCCAAGCGTTATCGTTAAATGGTGCAGACGTAACTTTGGTGATAGGGGTACAGGTTGGGATTTTATTTTAGCGTCAGGAAATGTTACACTTATAATTTGGGATGATAAATTAAAATTTATGTACGAGATGTGGCAAAACTGATTGACCAAAACTCTGTACATTTATCGTAAAATATGATACTATTATCACATGAGCGAAAAAATAACTTATTATCAGAAAGTGGGTCGTAGATACAAACCCGTTTATGAATACGACCAAAAAATGATGGATGCATTACCAAAAGGTACACACATGATTTGTGTGTATCCTGGTGGAAAGTTAACACGTTATAATATAGACCCTGCATATGCACCAATGATAGCGGCTGGTCGTGTAGCAGAAGATAAGATTAGTGAAGTAATTAGAAAAGCCACTGATTTACGTGCTGCCAGTAAAGAAACAAAATTAACAGAAGAACAATTGCGTTGTTGGAAAGCATTGAATAAAGCATTCGGTGAAGAAAGTCATGCATTACAATGGCCTAGTGCTAGAGAAGCGTGTGAGGAAGCAGTCAAAGCAATGCAAGAAGAAGCAGAAAAACTACTAGCTGTACCATCAGTTAGAAAAGCCTACGAACATTTCTTGTTTGTAGCAGAATTAACCAAGGATAAAAATGATGAACCTAATAGCTAAACCAATTGTAAAGAATCAATACTGGGTAGTAACAGATGGTGAGAGAAAAGTCGGTAATGTAATTGCTGATGGTAGCGGGTATGATGTAAAGATTGGCAACAATATCACACATTACCCAACTACAAGAGCAATTGCTACAAAGACAAAGATTGAGTTTGTCAAAACCAAAGAAGAAAAGAAACCCAGCAATCCTGTATATGCTACATACCCTACAGGTGGTAGCAAGATTTACAATTCAGTATTGGATATCAAACGCAAGATTCATATCTTTACAAAGACTGCGAAAAGCAAGTGTTTTCATGCCGCAGGATGGTATGCAATCAAGCAAGGACAAGAGTTTGTAACGATTCTATGCCCTAAATACATCTTTATTCAACGATATGAGTATCATGGACCATACATGACCGAAGATGAAGCCAAAAGTGTGATAAATAGTATATGATTAATATTGAGCGTTTCATTGATAAAGTATCCAGCATGGAAGGTAGACAGAACCAAGCGTTTGTCATGCCTATGGAAGAAGCTAGGGCACTACGTGATGAAATAGCAAAGTTAGCGTTAGAAAAACTGGACAGTCTATCCAAGCCTGTGCAAACTAAAGAACAGGTCATGACAGTAGAAATGAAAGGCGGAAAGTGGTAAATGTCCAGAACACAACCCACAGTTATATTAGAATCAGTAGATAAGGTAACTTATAAATCTGACCAAATCGTAGAAGCAGCCGGTATATGGGCTGTGTTTTATGACGGGCAACCTATTAACTTAAAAAGCCAACACGCCTACGACAGCGAAAGTGTTCCTAAATACAAGAAGACCAGTTTTAGTAATCCTGGACATGCACGTAATCTGTGCAGAAAACTCAACTCACAATTCAAAACTGATAAATTTTCCGTAGTGTTTATGAACACTGGGACAAAAGTTTATCCAGATGACTAAGCCCTCATACAAAGAAACTATAACCGAAATTGTACTACAACAATTGCCTAAGGGTTTTGAACAATCAAAAGACGAAGCATTACGTAGATGGTGGTACACTGGTACAAGTAGCGAAGTATTAAGATTAAGCGAAGCCGGCGACATGAATTTCCGTATAGCAGAAATTGAATTTTATCAATACGATTTCACACCCAAAGCAGAGGATACTTATCATAGTTATATGATTGACCTAGGGAAGAAAATGCGTTGCCCCTACTACATAGGCGTAAATAAAGTTGAAGGTAAGAAAAGTAAGCCATACATTAGATTGTACGATAGCAAGATTGCTATGATGCTGAGTTTGTATGGAGACTTAGATAGTTACCTAAAATCAGTAAGGATATCAAGATGACCGAAGAAAAGAAAAGCAAGAACCCGTTTATCAACATGGCTAACGAAGCCAAAAAGAATAACAGCGAACTTCACCCCGGACTAGGCAAAGCACCAAAGAAACAAGGACCAAAAGCAAATACAAAAGGCTTTGGTGGTGCTAATGTTGTAAGACGGTCAGGTAGAGGTGGATAGTTGTCAACGAATATATCGTCAGAGGCGTTATATATATGTCATTTAACACAAAGGAAACAAAATGAAATTACTATTAAGTTTAATCGCAACATCAGTGATGATGGCATCTAGTTTTGCCGCAGACGTTAAGCCTGCCCCAGCAACTACACAAGATGTACGTCCTCCTGTTCCACATGTATCTCCAGAAGATAAAGCAAAGAACAAAATGTTGTTAGCCAAGAAAAAGAAAGACAAAAAGGTTAAGAAAGACGCCACTAAAAGTAAAAAATCCAAGTGATTTAGAGGACGATAATGACGATGATTCGTCAAGTCCGGATATAGTAGCGCATCGTGGTTATAGTCGTCCAAAGATTGTAAACCACGAGTCTGACACTGATGATATATCAGACCATGCTAAATTTAGATTATTCCTTGCTAGACAACTAGCAATGAAGAAGTTTAGAGAGTTACATAGTCAGGCATAAATATTAATGCAGTTATGGGTTCTGTATAAAAACCCAACTTAAACACATACACATAGGAGAATATTATGTTTAACATGTTCGATTTATACATCGATACCATTCAAAATGGCAAAAAACAATACATTGCCAAATACATCAAAAATCCCGTACTACAAATGGCTTGGACAGATTATGTCAACAAGCAATCTAGTTTTCTACATACCGCAGTACAAACTCAACTTGACATGGTTACCGAAGCTGGTAAAGCAGTTTCAGAAGCCAAAGTTGGTAAGTTACTAAACCCATTAGACATTGATTGGTTTACTGCTGGTTGGGATGCTTATGTAAAACAAAGCATAGAAAAAGACAATAAAACAAAAGCCGCAAGCAAAAAGGCTGAGTAATATGTTTTCCTCTGTACTAGAGGTATTCAGAAACCTCTTTAAAAACAATACCTACGGTTCTGACCTAGAAAAATACATTGTCAGTCGTTATCCACAAAGTGTATATGATGTGGAGAAACTAACAATGGATTATCACAATAGAAAGGAAGGTTTTTTATGAAAGCCTTATGCAAATTCTATGAGTTACTAATTCAGTGGGGAGAAGTCATTTATGAACATCGTAAAGCAGACAAATCCAAATACTACTAATTGGTGGCCGGTAAGTGATGAGGAATGGGAGCGATTAAATCATCCCGAGAAATTCCCCCAAAAGAGTTGATAGTATATTGCACTTGCGTTATACTTACAACATGTTCATAGGGAACATACAGACATACACACATTAAAGGAGAAAAATATGTCAAATTTTGAAACACCAAAACTTCCAGAAGTTAAATTCAATAAAAACGGCTATGAGATTCGCACAGACATTCTTGGCATGGCTAAGGATCTAGTGCAAAGCGATTTCCATATGAAGTTTCAGGGCTGGGAAATGACTGCAAAACGTGACGAGAAAACTGGTCAAATCGTTAACACAGTTGAAATGCCCACATATCCAGGTCTAGAAAAGATTTTGGAAACAGCAGAAAAGATGTACAGTTTTGTAAATCAAGGTTCTAGCAACACAAGTTCTAAAAAGTAATACTTTTAGTTACATAAAAAGCTCCGCAAGTCGGGGCTTTTTTTTGCCCAAAATTTGACAATAAATGGATTTGGTGCTATACTACATGTATTGATTGATTAAAGGAGCTTGTATGACTGCAATTTATGACCAACTGACAGACAAACAAAAACGTGAGATTCGTATGTACGGTGTCACCGAAATTGAAATGCGTGAGGCTGTAGAACAAAGTATTACTTTTCGTCATAGCGGTCCTGCTATGATGGCAGCTAGCATCATGTCCGATTGTCAGGAAATGATTGCCCATGACAACGGTGGTTCTTACGATTTTATGGTTATCGAAGATGTTCGCCAAGCACTGAATCGTGCTAAGTGGATCCTCTTTGAATATTGTGACCAAAAGTAATACTAAGTATTACATTACCCAAACTTGACAATAAATCACTTTGGGTATATAATACTTGTATTGATTGATTAAAGGAGTAAAGAATGTCAAACGAATTCAAATCTTGGGAAGAAATGTCTGAGCTGGAACAAGCCCAATGTACATATTGGGATATCTACAAGGATGCTTACGGCGTTCGCCCCCGCGGTGTTGACACTAGCACTTGGACCCTTGCTGACTTTGACGCCGAGTTCAAGATACTTGGTCAAATCATTGAGCAGGAAAACACGGCTCGCAAAACGGCTGAGGCAGAAAACATTGCTAAATTTGAACAGCATGTTATGAACACCATTTGTATGGGTGCCCGCAATCGTGAGACCGCGCTTAAATGGATTATGGATGCTAGCAACGCCAATGGCGACTGGGAATACCTCTGCTATGACTTGGGTCTGCCCTACAGTTACTTCAAGCAAGTGGCCTGAGGTTGACAATAAATGGGTTTGGGTATATAATACTTGTATTGATTGATTAAAGGAGCTGAAATGTCTGCACTAGTTGAATACACATTGGAACTGTACAAATCTGACAAACGTGTTAAAGGCGGTAAGCGTCTTGTCACTAAAGAAGATTTTGCCCCTGTCACTAGAGCCTATATCAAGGCTGTGATTGAATCAAAAACTAAGTTGGGTTTCATTGTTGAGGCACGTGAGACTTGGGTTACCAAGCGCAACATGATGACTGGTAAGACATACCAGGAACGTTACGATACCCCTTATTTCTGTTCTCCTTCTAGCGAATCTTTTTGGAGCATGTAATGCCCAAGTATCAAAAACCTCAACTTAATTTTAATGCTGATACTGTATGGGGTGCGGCTTGTGCGGCTCAACGTATCAATGGTGAGTACATTAAAGAAGGTCGAAATCAAATCGGTGTCTTTGGTGAAGTACTTAGTACCAAACTACGCAACCGTGATATCATGTTGGAGTTCTTACACAATCCTGAACGCCTCTTAGAGGAAGATATTGAACAGGCTACACAGGTTCGCAAATATTATCAGGCGTTCACTTTCAAAATCCTTAAAGGTATAAAATTAAGTGATTTTGACAATAATGCAATGCTGATTAGCAACCGTGATATTATTGATACTAATTATGATGTTGCAGTAATCGCAAGTTTGCCACAAAGTTACGAGCGCGGTATGAAACGTGTTAATGTTGACCAAAGAATTACATTTGCTACTGGCGGCTACATCGGTACACCTAGCGATAGAGTTACATTGACCATTGAAATTCTAAAAATGAATTACAGTCAAAAGTGGAATACAACTTATTTCACAGGTATTACAAACAAAGACCAAGTAGTATTTTTCCCATACAACTCTACTGGTAAGTTGGATATAGGTGATACCTATACAATTCAGGGCACTGTTAAAGCACACCGTGACAATAGTACGCAACTGAATCGGGTAAAGTTCGTTTGACAATATATCCGTTATATCGTATACTACAATCATATTTTCACACACAGGAGTTTCACATGAGTCATTTCATCGCATTCATTCTTGGTATCGTAGTCGCAACAGTAGGCTTTACTGGTGTTGCTAAAATGCTTGACAACGGTGTCAACAAGACCAAAGCAATTGTGCAAGAACAAGCTAAGGAACAGTAATGGCATGGCTCGCTGTACTACTGTTATTGTTCCTAGGTCATATTGGCTTTGCATTCATGTTGGCTGTATTAATTATTCTCTGTGAATAAAATGATTCACACTAGAATATTAGACAATGACATGGGTGCAGTAGCTAAAGTCCCTCTCACTGGACGAGGTACTATTCATGGCATCACTATTGAACTTGATATAGTGGTTGCTCAGGAAAAAGATATGAACGGCAAGTTTGTTGATGTCACAAACAGAATTAAATTAACTGAACTTGATGTAGGGTTGTTAGAGATAATTTCAGCCGATCGTGGTGTACCTAGATTTGCTGAACATGCAAAACAACTTAAAGATCCTGAACAAGAAAAATTATTTGTGGAAGCGTACACTAACTGGGTAACTAGAGGTAAAAAATGAAAGTTAAAGATTTGATTGAGTTACTGGCTGAAATTGATCCAGAATATGAAGTGATGATTTATGATAACGGCAGCATCCTAAATACAGGGGAAGCACAGGATTCATTGGAGTACAATGCAGAATGTGAAACTAATGAATTTTATATTGTGACTGAGGAGTGGGAAGAATGAGTGCAAGTTGGATTAACAAACTAAACGAGAGTGACAGTCGCCTTCACAAAGAAGATGTAATTTTGCAGGCGCTTGAGGCAAGTGTCCTAGGTAGTCGCAATAGTCAAATTTTCTTGGGCTTTACTAAAGCCTGTTACAATCCCTATGTTACATTTGGTATTCGTCAAGTGCCCGAAACAGTAGGTATTGTTGATGCAGAGAATCCCTGGGATGAACTGAATGAGTTGATGATACAACTTAGTCAGCGTAGATTAACAGGTCATGCGGCACGTGATGCTGTACAAAACATGGCTGAACGATTTGATAGTGAAGAATGGAATACATTCTGTGCACCAGTATTGCGTAGAGACTTACGTGCTGGTATTAGTGATAAGACAATCAATAAGATTTGTAAAGGTACTGACTACGAGATTCCAATCTTTGGTTGTCAACTAGCAACTAACAGTGAAGGTCGTCCTGAGATGCAAGGCATCAAGCGCCTTGAACCTAAGTTGGATGGTGTTCGTGTGTTGTTGATGGCTATCCCTGACGAAGAAGGTAATGTTGTTACTATTTGTTTCAGTCGCAATGGTAAACAGTTTGACAACTTTGGTCATATTGAAAATCAAATACGTGAGAACTTTGTAAAACTTACACACAAAGCCGCAACAAGTAATTTAAGTTTGGGCTTTGTTATGGATGGTGAAGTGATTGGTAATACATTCCAAGAACTTATGCGACAAGCACGCCGCAAGACTGATGTACAAGCAGAGGATAGTGTATTCAATGTCTTTGACATTCTACCATTAGCGGCTTTCCGTGAAGGTCATTGGAATGCACAACTTAGTAAACGCATTACTATTTTAGAAGATATGCGTAGTATTATTGATGACATGCCCAATGTTGAATTGTTACCACATATCATGGTTGACTTGGATACAGCGGCAGGTAAGGATCAGTTAGAACGATATGCTAAGGATCAAGTGAATGCAGGATTTGAGGGCATTATGATTAAGAATGTTGATGCCCCTTATATCTGTAAACGTAGTACAGATTGGATGAAGTGGAAACCCACAATTACTGTAGACTTGGAGGTCGTAGGTGTTGAAGAAGGTACTGGAAGAAATGCAGGACGTCTTGGTGCTCTGGTTTGCTCCGGACAAGATGACGGGAAAGATATCACTGTCAATGTTGGTAGTGGCTTTATTGACTCAGATCGGAAGATCGTCGTGTAGGGA